TTGCTTATAAGGCTGGCTGGTCTGGCCTTGTAACTTCGCCTTGCGCAAATGCTGCAATCGAACGAAGCAAGGCTGTTCGCCTGAAAACTCCGAGAAAAGGTGAGAAGGATGGCGACACGTAAAGGCGCAGGTGCGCTCAACAACATCGTCGTCTTTCAGCAGCGTGAAGCGGTGAGGGACGAGGGCGGCGGCACTAGCCAGGATTGGGTCGACAAGTTCGAAACCGCCGCTCGTTTGCAGCCCCGCCTCGGTTCCGAAACGGACATCGCCGCTCGTACGCAAGGTATCCAGCCTTATACGCTTGTTGTTCGCAGTGAACCGCGAACGCGAGGCGTCACGCCGTCATGGCGCGCGAGAAACAAGCGAACTGGCGTTCTTTACGAGATCCAGTCATGCGCTAACCCCGACGAGGTTAATCAGTATATCGAAATGCGCGCGGTCGTGCAGGGCGGCGGCTGATGGCTATCGGTGCTCGTATTCTGGGGCTTGCTAAACTCGAACAGAAATTCAAACGCTTGCCGCAAGTCGCTCGCGACATGGTTCGCGGTGCTATGGAGCAGGGCGCCGACGATATCGTCGACATGATGAAACGTCGTGTTGCTGAAGATGACGGAGCACTACGGGAAAGCATCGGCTGGACGTGGGGTAAAGCTCCAAAAGGCAGCATGGTGATCGCGACAGTCGAAGCCAGCCTTGCAGCTGATTGGACAATCACGATCTTTGCAGGAAACAAAGAAGCTTACTACGCGCGCTGGGTTGAGTTTGGCACGGTAGGCTTTGCCAATAAAGGCATGTTTCCAGGCACAAAGAACCCCGGTCAGGGAAAGCAACCATTCTTCTACGTGACGTGGCGAGCCAAAGACAAAGAAACAAAACGCCGTATTCGTCGAGCCATCACCAAAGCAGCAAAAACAGTAGCCGCAGGAGGCTGATGGATGGACCCTGTATGGGAACTTCAAACCGCGATCTATGCGCGGTTATCGCAGAATGCTGCGCTGACAACGCTAATGGGCGCGGACAAGGTCTATGACAATCCTCCCGCAGATCCGAATGGCAACATACCGGCCGCAACTTATCCGTATGTTTCATTCGGCAGCGCTTCGTCTTCTGATGACAGTGCCGATTGCGTTGATGCGGTTGACGTCACTTTTCAAATTAATTGCTGGTCGTCTCTGCCAAGCCAGAAACAGGTTCGGCAAATCGCTGACGCCGTCACCAAGGCGCTTAGACGATGGGAGCCGCCGCTCGCAATGAACGCGCTGGTCACCTTCGATTATTGGCGGACTGACTATATCCGCGCTCCCGGCATCAATCAGGCTTCGATCCAATACACGGCCGTCATTGAGACGCCGTAGCCCGCACAGCCGGATTTCACCACTCATTTTCTTTTAAGGTCGCCATAGGCGGCCTTTTTTGTTGGAGGCCGCATTGGCTCAAGCAACAACTATCAAGGGCGGCAAATTCCGCGTCCTTATCGGCAACGATGCCGACCCAATTGTCTACGAAAACCCATGCGGCTTCACGCAACGGTCTATTACAATCAACAAGGGCCTCGAAGAGGTCAATGTTCCGGACTGTACCGATCCTGATAAGGTCGATTGGGTCGGGCGCGATGCAACCAGCCTTTCGATGAGTATCAGTGGTGAAGGCGTACTTGCGGCAGAAAGCGTAGATGTTTGGCTAGATGCGGTCGACAGTCTCGAATCCATTCCAGTTAAGGTAGAGTGGGAATTTCCTGCAAAAACCATTACGTGGACCGGCTTCATGCATGTTGAAAGCATTGAGGCGGGCGCAACCAACGGCCAGCGCGCAACGCTAAATGTCAGTTTGCAGTCCGACGGTGTTATGGTTCGTACGTCTACCCCGGCTACACCATAATGAGCCGTGACGCATCAATCGAGCTAACCTGGGCGGATGATGACTACACCTTCCGTCTTGGATGGAGCGAACTCGAAGCACTTCAGGAGGCCTGCGATGCGGGCCCCTGGGTTATTCTTGAGCGGCTTCACAATAAGCAATGCCGGTCTGGTGAGATTGCTGATGTTATCAGGCAGGGGCTCATCGGTGGCGGTTTGAAGCCGCCTGAAGCCACAAAGCTGGTTCAGAGATACGTCAAGGAGCGTGTGTCTGATTTGGCTGAGAATCTCTTGTTTGCGATAGCGATTTTGCAAACCGCCCTTCAGGGAGCGCCCGACGAGCCGGTGGGGGAGCCGGTGGGGGAGCCGGGGGCGGCAAGTCAGGAGGGGAACAACTCGACAGTCTCCCCAATGGAAAGATCAGATTTGCCGCAATCTACGGAAACGGTGCAGTTCTAGGATTTACGCCGCAAGACGTTGGCAAAATGTCGATGTGGCAATACATGGCTGCGCTTGATGGTTACATCAAAGCGAATACGCCAGACGAGCCCGGTAAGCTTTCAGAAACCGAGAAAGATGATCTTTGGGATTGGATTAAGGCTGGGTGATGCTGGCTTTACCAATACTTTACGCCGATGTTCTTATCATGCCAAGGCCGTCCAACTGTGTAGTTTAGACACCGATCAACTTCACCTCGGGCTTTCGCAAAGCTATCAGCGCGACCGTCTGGACTGCCTTTCTTCCAAGAATTCAGGGCTTTTACCCAAACATCGCAATCTAACTCGTAGTCCCTAAGCGCTTGCTCTGCGCTAGCTGAACGCGCTGCGGCAACATACTGCGCAGCACGATACTCATTCCAAAAATAGTACCCGACGAACGCGATAACCGCGATGCAGGCCGCGCCGACCAACACTTTCATCCACATCCCCAAGCTCGCGTGACTGCGAGCTTTTTTCTTATCAGGACATCGTTGAGTATGGCAAGAATAGACCTCGAAAGTCTGGTTATCCAGCTTTCTGCTGACTTCAAACAGCTTGAAAAGGGACTTGCCCGCGCAGAAGGCGTGTCCAACCGGCAGTTTAACGCGATAGTCCGTAATGCGCGTCAAATGAATAAGAAGCTAGATGGTATTTTCGCTAACAGTTTCCGAGGACTCTCGGCGCCGCTAGCCGGAATAGGCGCCGCGTTGGGTGTCGATCAGCTTCGCAAGATGACTGATACGTGGACGGATATGACGTCCCGCGTCAACCTTGCCGCAGGATCGATCGATAAGGGCACGGAGGTGATGGGGCGTCTCGGTGAGATGGCGCGCCGTACCTATTCGGATCTTTCACAGACTGCTGAAAGCTATCTTTCTAATGCAACAGCCCTTCGTGAGCTCGGCTACAATACTGATGAATCTCTGAACTACACCGAGGCTTTAAACAACGCTCTCGTTGTGTCAGGCGCTAAAGGTGATCGAGCAGCGCGAGTTATCGATGCTCTCGCCAAAGCTATGGCTACCGGCAAGTTGCAAGGCGATAACCTCAATACGGTGATTGAATCCGGCGGCCGCGTTGCGGAAGCGTTGGCAGCTGGTCTTGATACGACAGTTGGCGGCCTGCGCAAGCTTGGTTCGCAGGGCAAGATCACGGGCAACGACATTGTTCGCGGCCTATCGAGCCAGATGGAAACGCTGCGTCAGGAAGCGGCCGACATGCCAGCGACGATCGGCGACGGCTTTACGCTGCTGAATAATGCTCTGCTTCAGTATGTTGGCAATGCTGACAGCGCAGCTGGCGTATCTGCGAAGATTTCCGAAGCATTGGTCATGATTGCCGACAACTTCGACAAGGTCGCAGATGGCGCTTTGCAGGTTGCAGCAGTAATTGCGGGTGCCCTGGTTGGTAGGTCGCTCCTTGGCATGATCCGTACGCTCGGAACCGCTGGCGTGGCTCTTGGCCAGTTCAGGCAAGCTTTAGCCGCAGCAAGCACAATGGGCGGTTTGGCTACAGCCTTCGGTGGCCTTGGTGCCGCTGCTGGCCCTGTAGGCATGGTCATTGGTGGCGCGGTTGTTTCGTCGCTTATTCTCTACAATTCAACAGTCGGTGAATCGAGTCAGGGAGCCACGCTCTTTGCAGAGCGGCTAAAGAAGGTTGAAGAGGCCGCTAAGTCATCAGGCAATGCCGTTGAACAGGCTGGCCGACAGAATGATGCCTACACCCAGAACTCACTAAGCAAAGAAGTTGAGGCTTCCGTCGTCGCGCTTGATGACGCTCGTGAAGCTGCGGTCAACATGTTGGCCTCTTTTGCTCAAGTTTCGTCGATGAGCCTCATCACTCCCGAGCAGTACGCTGAATTGGCTCGTCTTCGTGATGGAGTAAACGAAGGCACTGTTTCGGCAGAAGACGCCAAACAATCGTTGTTCGCTATGGCGAACGCTGATTACAACTTTCAGGAAGTTGCGGACGCAATTGGCCCGATACTTGATCGGCTTGCTATGGTGTCAACTGCCGCTCGCGGTGCTGCAGCTGATCTGGCCGCGGTAACTGGTGCGCGTGCAGTCATCGAAGATCGCTCAACCCGTTCGGCTAAAGATCCATACATCATGCAGCGCGAAGCTGCGAATGAGTATGAAAGCGACCAGCTTCGCCTTGCTGCTCTCAGCAAGAAAGAACACACGCTCGAAATAGAGCGGCAGAAAGTGCGAAATGCTGCCACAAAGGACGGCATCGCGCTTACAGAGAAACAAATCGATGCAATTGCACGCGCGAATGTTGCCGCGCAGGAAAGCCGAACTGCCGAAGGCAAGAAGCCGAAGAAAGAAAAAAAGACACCGGCTGAAAAATTCGACACGACAGTTCAGGACGCTAACGACCGCACAGCTGCACTTGTCGCCGAAACTGAAGCTCTTCGCCAAATTAACCCGTTGATTGATGATTACGGGTTTGCAGCTGAAAAGGCGCGCACAGAACAGGAGTTACTCAATGCAGCTCAAAAGGCTGGTATTGCCATCACTCCTGAACTCCGTTCGCAGATTGCACAAACTGCCCAACAGTGGGCTCTCGCTACCGCTGAGGCCAATAAGCTTAACGAAGCGCAAGGCCAGTTAAAGCAGAAGTCCGAAGAATGGCGTAGCACAGAGCTTGACGCCTTCAAGGGGCTGGTTACTGACCTAGCATCTGGAAAAGATGCTGTTGAGGCTCTGACTGATGCGGTTCAAAAGCTGATCGATAAGCTTCTAGACATGACATTGAACAATCTTTTTGACGGGCTGTTCGGGAAGTCAGGCAGTCTGTTCGGTGGATTTATGGGGTTCAAAGACGGTGGGCTGCCAAAGTTCGCCAACGGAACTCCATCGCGCCCCGGTCCCGGCCTTATTCGTGGACGTGGTACCGGCAGAAGCGACAGCATCCTTGCGAGAGTGTCGAACAGAGAGTTCATTACTAATGCTCGTTCAACGGCCAAATATCGCGGTCTTCTGGAGGCAATCAATGAAGATCGTTTGCCGGCCTTTGCGACTGGCACGCCAAGTCTGCGTGCCCCATCAATGCCAATACTGAGCGCTCCTCAAAAAGCGGG